ACAATAGAGCTAATGTCAAGACGAACAAGTACAGCCATTAGCTCTTGCTCTCACCGAAACAGTTCGTCAATACTGACCAACTGCGGCAGCCCGCCCTCTACTACTTAGAGAACGGGCACTACTGCGATGCCCCAGAGGGAACAAAGGCGTACTACGACTACTGGGACGAGCAGAAAGAGCGGTGTCTGAATGGCTACTCTGCCGGAGGACTCCATATCACCGGGTATCACTACTGGTACCTCAACTTCACGCCCATCCTCGCAGTCACTGACCGTTCGGGGAAGTCTGCCGTGAAGGAGGAGACCTTTCCTCATTTCTGGGATGGGGACTACAACTTCTTTTGGGCACTTGAGATTGCCAAGGACGGCATTACCGAAGAGAAGCTGGAGGCCCTGGACCTGGGGTTTACCCCCTTAGACCTGGAGGGAGGCCACCACCTTGTCGTGCTGAAAGCTCGGGGGAAAGGCTACTCCTACAAGGCAGGATCGATGTTGGCCCGCAATTTTTGCCTGCGGCGGAAGTCCAAAAACTACGCCTTAGCGTACGAGAAGGAGTATTTGAAGAAGGATGGCCTGCTCAACAAGGCGTGGGACAACCTCGATCACATCGACGCCAACACGGCCTACAGGCAGCCTCGATTGAAGAACACCGAAATGTACAAACGGTCGGGGTACGTCCAAGACAGGGGAGGAACGGATGTGGAGCTGGGGACGAAGAACGAGATTATGGGTGTCAGCCTGAAAGACAATCCCGACAAGGCGCGTGGAAAGCGGGGAGACCTAATCTTCTTCGAGGAAGCAGGCATCTTTCCGGGCCTCAAGAAGGCGTGGGAGGTCGCCCGTCCATCGGTGGAGCAAGGATCCTACACGGTGGGCACCCTCATTGCCTACGGAACCGGAGGGACCGAAAAGGCCGACTATGCAAGTCTTGAAGAACTGTTCTATAACCCAGAATCCTACAACGTTCTTCCGATCGACAACATGTGGGACGAGGGGGCAAAGGGAATGTCCTGCTGCTTCTTCATGCCCAGTTACATGAACTGGGCAGGGTTCATGGACGAGAACGGCAACTCCGACATCGAGGGGGCCAAAGCGCATTTGGAAGAGAACCGTGAAAAGAAGAAGGAGGCAGACGATCCCGACGCTCTCAAGCAGTACACGGCGGAAAACCCCTTCACTCCACGGGAAGCAACCCTGCGAGTAAGCCAAAACATCTATCCGACCACCGACCTTCAGGCTCATCAGAACAGCGTTCTCTCGCAGAAGCGGCACTCTAGCTTGCTTCACGGAACGCTGTACCGAAATTCAGAGGGCGACGTGACTTTCGAGAAGACCAAAGATGCAAATCCGGTACATACGTATCCGACCCCCAAAGACGCGGACAATACCGGATGCATCTCCATCAAGGAGAGTCCCTGGCGCAACAGTGAAGGGGAGACCCCTCCGGAACTGTACGTCGTCTGCCACGACCCCTATGCGCATGATGGAGACGGAGAGTCCCTGGGGGCGGCCTATGTGCTGAAGAGGACCAACAACTTCTCGAAGACCCTGAATGAATGCATTGTGGCCTCTTACGTAGGGCGGCCTTCCACGCAGGACGAATACAACCGCAATCTATTCCTCTTAGCGGAGTACTACAACGCCAAGATCGGGTTCGAGAACGACAGGGGCGATGTCATCGGCTACGCCAAGCGGTTCAACAAGCTACACTACCTGGAAGAGCAGTTCGAGATTCTCGAAAAGAAGCAGCGCTACAAGCGAAAAAGCAGGCGCTCGACTTCCCGTCCGTATGGGATGGGAATGACCGAACCACGAAAGAATCAGGCGCAGATTTACCTAAAGCAGTGGCTTCTTACCCCTGTCAACAAGTACGAGGATGGGGAAAAGAAACTGGTGCTACATACCATTCTCGACCCTGCGCTTTTGGAGGAGCTAATCAAGTACCACCCGGACGGCAACTTTGACCGAATCTCCGCTCTCTTCATCGGCATGTACCACCTGAAGGAACTGGAGTCCAAAGAGGTGGCCCCCGAGCGGGGAATCAAGAAGCACAGCGATTTCTTCGAGCGAGAGCTTTACCCCCGCTAACTCGCGCTCACATCATATACTCCCTTTACCAGCAGGCAGCTTTAGTTCATGCACAATACCAGCACGCAATTACCCCGGCAGCGACTTCCCTCCTCCGAAAAAGACGAGGAGTGGAAAGAGAAGACGATTGATTCGATTTCCAAGATGTCCGAGTTCAGCGGGGCTCCCGGAAGCTCGCGGTGGCAGATGCAGAAAGCCTACCGCTTCTACAACGGGATCATCGATGACGAGGACTACACCCACGTTCTCAAGCCGTATGGGAACAAGCGGGAGAACTTCCCGGCGAAGCTGCAAAACTACAACATCATCAAGCCGATCGTAGACCTTCTGATCGGGGAGAAGGCCAAGCGTCTCTTCAACTTCACCATCAAGGTGAACAACGATGATGTGGTCAACCGGAAGCACCGGGAAAGACAGAAGGCGCTTACGCAAAATCTGATGGCCCGCTTCCTGTTCGAACTCAAAGAACAGGGATTCCCCGTGGGGGAGGCGGCCCCCAATGAAATGCCGGATCCACCGGAGGAAGTCCAAAAGACTTTCGACCGCAATTACAGGGACACTCGCGCCATCCGTGGGGAGCAAAGCTTGAACTACCTGAAAGATCGCTTGGAGATCGACCGGAAACACCAGAAGGGGTGGAAGCACTGGCTGATCAGTGGAATGGTGTGCTCCAAGCGGTCAGCGGGCCCCGATGAAGTGAAGTACGAGATGCTAAATCCGCTTAATGTGGACTACCACATGAGCGATGACACCGAATTTATCGAGGACGCGCAGTGGGCGAGTCACCGAAAGATGGCCCCGGTCAACGAGGTGATCGACGAGTTTTACGAGGAGCTGACGGAGAAGGAAATCGACGAACTGGAGGATCCAAGCCGTGGAGGAACCAGAAGTATGGGCTTCATCCAGTTCGACGATACCAACAGCCCGAAAGGCGCGGACACCGATGGCCGTCTCATCGAGGTCATGGAGGTGTTCTGGAAGTCTATGAAGCGCATCGGCATTGTCAGTTACACCGATCGTTTTGGCCGTCCCCAGGAGAAACAGGTTGAAAGCGACTATGATGTAGCAGACGACGAAAGCGTTGAGTGGCACTGGATTAGCCAGGTATGGCAGGGATACCGCATCGACGACAAGTTCTACAAGAGGGTAGAGCCGGTGCCCGTTCAGCGAAGAGACATGGACAACCCGTCGAAGTGCAAACTGCCGATTAACGGGCGCACGTATTCAGATATGAATGCGCCCAACATCTCCCTGGTGATGCTGGGGATGGCCTACCAGATGTCCTACAACATCTACAAGTTCCGTCTGGAAAACGCCGTGGCGAAGGCCAAAGGCGTTCTCGCGCAGCTCGATATAGACATGATTCCCGCAGACTGGGACATCGACGATTTCATGTACTACGCGGAGGCCACCGGCATCTTCTGGACGGAGTTCAACAAGGAGGGAAACCGGATGAACCCCCAGCACCAGACGGTGGTGGACATGTCGATGCAGGCCATTCAAGACTACGTGGCCCTCCTGCAATCCATCGTACAAGAGTGGGAGCGCCTGTCGGGGGTCTCCCGGCAGCGGCAGGGGAAAGTGCAGCCCACGGAGACCAAAGGCGGGGCGGAAAACGCCATTGTCCAGTCCAGCTACGTTACCGAAGACTACTTCACGAAGTACAGCCACTTCGAAGAGCGGGACACCCAGGCCCTCCTGGACTACTCGAAGTGGGCCTGGATTAACGGAAAGAGCCTCTCCTTCAACGTCGATGACGACACCGAAGGAATGGTGCAAATCGACGGCATCGAGCACATGGAGGCCGAGTATGGCGTTCAGGTCTCCAACAGCCGGGAAGACATGGAGACTATGAAGGAGCTGAAGCAACTCTCACAGGCGATGCTCCAGAATGATGTTCCCCTCTCTGAAGTCATGGAGATTCTGGACGCCAACTCCATCTCTTCGTTGAAGGAGAAGGTCAAGCAAGCGGAGCAGAGTCGCCGTCAGCTCCAACAACGCATGAAGAAGATGGAGCAGCAGGCCCAGCAGAAGGAGCAGCAGATCGAGCAGCAAAAGATTCAGGCGGACTTGCGGGAGGCGGAAATGGACAACAATACCAAGCTGAAAATCCAGCGCATGAAAAACCACCTCAAGCAGCAGAAGATGGAGATGGAGGACGAGCAGCACGAGAAGGAAATAGAACTGGAAGAAGAAGAATTAGAGGTCGAAGCCGACCTTGAAGAGAAGAAAATGGAAGTTGGAGACCAGGATGGCTAACGCGGTCCTAAACGTCTTCACACAGTTCAGACATAATTAAGTGTCATATAGTAAGGGCGCTAATACAGTCTGAACAAACCCCCTTTACCACTCTACTAATCAACACAGCAACCAGCATTACTATGCCCCTCGACCTAGGAAACATCAATTACGAAGACGTCGCGGCTGGAGATCAGCCCTCCACCGAAGAGCAGGAAGAGACTCCGACAGAGGACGACGTTTCCACCGACGACATTCCGAATCCCGAAGATGTGGAGGAGGAAGAGCAGCAATCCGAAGAAGAGGCTCCCGATGAAGAGGAGACACCGGATGAGGAGGAAGAAGAGGTTTCCGACGAAGAAGAGACCGGCGAAGAGGAGACCGAGGAGACTGATGAACCGGAAGTCAGCCTCTTCGAAGAGATCGAGACCCAGATGGGTGTCGATGTCGGCTCCGAAGAGAAGGAGTACGAAGAGACCGTGGAAGGGCTGGTGGAGTTTGCCCAGGATGCCTCCCAAAAGATTGCGGAGCAGCAGTGGCAACAGGTCTTCGAAGAGTATCCCGACCTACAGCAATACTTTCAGTATCGGGTCCAGGGAGGTGATCCTGACGAGTACCAGGAAGCGTTCTTCAACACCTCCTACCAGGATCGAGAGGTCCAGGAAGACGACAAGTCCCAGCAGCGGGAGCTGATCCGCGAGAATCTCTCCGACGACTTTGAGGAGGAGGAGATTGAAGACATGCTGGATCAGTACGAGGCTTCTGGTACCCTCGAAATGGAGGCCAAGAAGTCTCTCCGGCAGCTACAAAACGAGGAGGAGAAGCAGCAGGAACAGCTTCTGGAGGAGCAAGAGGAGAAGGCGAAGGAGCGCCAGAAGCAGATTGAGGAGTACTGGGACAACGTCGAGCAGACGATCGAAGAAAACGACGAGTTTAAGGGCCTCCCGATTCCAAAAGGAGAGAAGGGCGACTTCTTCGAGTGGATGTCAAAGGACGTGACCGATGGGCAGGGCATCTCTCAGCGGGATAAGATGGTGCAGGAGGCTGGACTGGAAACCCGCTTGGCCATCGACCTGATGCTGTACTACGACTTCAATCTGGAAGAGCTTGCGGAAATCAAATCGAAGAGCAGCTCTGCAAAAGATCTTCGTAAGAGGCTCAACTTCTCTTCTGGTCAGGCCGACGTCACTGATGAGAGCACCAATGACGTAGATGACGCCGAGGCTACCGCTGATGACATCCCTGAAGTCAGCGATATACTCGGCTAACCTCTCTCTAATCTCCCTTTACCAACAACCAGCAACCAGCACTTATGCAGGTAGGACAGACGTATTACAACGATTCTCAAATGACGGACAGCAATTCGCTGGCCAATGCCCTCGTGCAGGCCCCCGCGAAGCTGTCCCAGTTTCTCACCTTTCTGGGAGGCCGGGAAGATGAGAAGTTTCCCCTTTCATTTCTCACCGAAGGCGTAGGCAACGCCAAGTCCATCAACAAGGACGAGTACGAGTATGACGTGCAGGGTCGCATTTCCGAAACCCGTGCAGTGGCGGAAACTCCTGCGGTGACCAGCGGCGTCGGTCGTGGAGGTCAGCCCTTCACGGTGACGTTCCCCGACAAGTGGTTCATCAAGGACTACGTCCTGATCAGCCAAAGCGGCGTGCAGGCTCGCATTATGCGGGAGCCGGTGCCCAATGGCTCGAACTACGACTACACCCTTCAGCTTGTCGATCCCGATCCTTCCACGGTGGTCCCCTCGGAGGACCTCCAGGCAGGCGCGGAGTGGGGCCAGCTCTTTGCCCCGGTGGGCAAGGACTTCTCTCGTGGGAACGCCTCCAACTGGTCGGCTCCCCACAAGATCAAGCACAAGCTGACCACCATCCGGAAGAGCTATCAGCTTTCGGGGGAGGCCCAGAATACCGTGATGGAGGTCGAGCTTCCCACGCAGGGCGGCGGCACCTCCAACATGTGGATGGACTACGAGGAGTGGCAGAAGATGCTCCAGTGGCAGAAGGAGAAGGAAATGCTTCTCTGGTACGCGGAGCAGTCCTATAATGAGGACGGCATCACGCCCCTCAAGGACGAGAATGGGCAGCCCGTTAACGTCGCTCCCGGCGTTCTCCAGCAGATCGTCAACAAGGACACCTACAGCCGCCTGACAGCGGATAAGATCCACAACACGATCGGGGACCTCTTCTACGGCATGACGGATGCCG